CGGCACTCCTGGCCTTGAACGCGATATGTTCACATAAATGTGCCTGAAGCAAAGAAAATATAGGAGGCGCAGACGCTGGAATCGGGGTCTTCATGAAAAGAATATGCGCCGTCAGGTGAGCGTCATGATCCTGTGTCGGGAAAACCTGCAAGGTTTCCTGGATGATGGCTTTCGCATTCTCTATAGCCGGATCAGTGGGCTGGGGAGGCTGCGGAGCAGGCAGCAACGCCTCAATATTATGTACACCAATAGCTTCGTAGATACGGCGATATGCCTCATACAAATTGTGCATTTGCGGGTTGGATTGAGCTAGCTGAAGCTGTGTCTGCGCCAAGGCAAGGCGTTGAGACATGGAAAAGATGTTTGGGTCCGATACAGGAATAACATCCACCCGTTCATCAAAATCCGTTTGCTTGATAGCAGCTTCCGCCCCATGCACATTATAGGGATACATCGGAGGAAGTGATTCAGCGAACACACGACTCAGCATCCTAAACTCTTGTTTTTGTGCATAATGCAGTCTTTTGTGTATAGCTGACATCACCTTGGACCCGCGCTCGAGTAAAGCAACGGTTGTACCTACCGCAGCCTGCTGATTACCATCTCCTACTTGTAAATCAGCAATGGCAGCGAACCGGCGTCCCGCATCAACCACAAAACCCAGAAGAGACATCAGGGTCTGACTGGGTTCCTTGTAAGGGAGCGGGAGAATACTTTCTCGAAGGGCACCCCCGGGAACATCAATATCGCGGAACTCGCCGGGAGTAAGCGGCTCATCGGCATTACGAATACGAATACCACGAGCCTTAAAACCAGCAGGAAGATTGGCCAAAGTACCGGCATCAATCAACTGCCTCAAAATAGATGTTGCAGAACGCCCAAGGCCACCGATCATATGGAGGAGGCCGAAACCATAGAACCCCAGCCCCGGAAGAAATTTATAATGCGAAAAGTACTGGGTCTTCCGATAATACTCATCTCCGTCACGCCAGTTTCGCCGGACGGATAAAATCTTGGAACTCCCCTCGTCAATCGTAATAATATAGGGCAGCTTGATGCCTGTCATCTCCCCGTCCAGGGGGCTCGTATGCTCGAATCCGGGAAGATCAAGATCAGTGTGAACTTCCAATATGGTGCAGTCCTGCTGATCCGCTCCGGATTTCTCAATCCCCACCAGGCTACGTTCTTTTTCACGTAATTCATCATCAGACTGGTACGGATCCAGATTAACGTCCCGATAAAATCCTGCCGTCTGGAACTTACGAACATCATTCGTGTTCATCCGAATGACATGGGTTATACGTGAAGCAGAGTTCAGGTCCGTAGCGTTATACGGCACCAGCAAATCATCCGCGGGCACAAATCGTGAAACAGCACGATCCAGAATATCGTCGAAATAAACTTTCTTGAAAGCACTCCCCGCCAACGGCAGATAAAACAATAAGCGATCCATCTCGGGATCATATTCATCCATGACATGCGTAATCTGGTAATTCATATATTCCTGTACACGCCGGGCCTGAGACTCTACATCAGGGGTGGCCGCACCAATAACCTGGGTGCGTACAGGGCCGGCACTGGGAAGGAGTTCCTTGTAGGCCTGCGCCTGAAATTGGGTGACTGCTTCGGCAATAAGGGGATGAGTTACACCACTGGACCCCGGGAACGGTTCGTCCCGGTTTTCATACTTGACACCTAAAAGATCCAGACCGTCAGTGTACGCATCCTCCCACTCCTGGCGTCCACCCTTGTCATCCTCGTAATACCCCAGAAGTTCTGAAGCGATACCCATCAGAACCCTTTCGTCCAGAATTTCAGCCAGATTAGCGTCCGGCTCTGCCTGAAGTTCTTCAGCAAGCATCTCTCCGAAATTAAGGATAACAGAACCGTCCTCTTCTTCCATGATATCCGTGGGTTCCTCAATCTCTTCGACTTCAATCTCTTCTTCAGTCAGCCCTCCCAACGGCATACCTTGCGAGGGCAGCGCATCATCAATTAAAGAAATAGGTCCCATAGCCATCTGTTATTCTCCTAACACGCAATTACCGGCACAACGATGGCGACCAGCCGTGCACACGATGGAAATCGTCGCATAATCGTCTTACGAGGCCGTCATTTCCGGCACGATGAGCGTTTTCTATTCGCATGAGGTGAATCGCCTGAGAATTCGCCCCCACCTGTGCCTGTACGTCGTCAATTTTCGCATATCGCTCGTCGAGCGCATAGCCGGCGCCACCGAGAGTGCCCAGTGCCACTACAACCGCCGCTGCCTGTAGAATCGGATTCATTTCGTCACGTTTTTAAATTTTTCGAATGTCCGGAGACCGCCCAATCCCAAAATCCCCATCAAAATTGGCATCATCTGAGACATATCCAGCGCCGGTAACTCGACCAGATGCCCGGTTTGCGCCAGGATGAAATGCAGAACTGGTGTAGCGACGTATGTCCAGAAAAGCGCGATTCCGCACGACCAGCCGATGAACGGACGCCACGATGCCGTCCACCAATGCCGAGAGGCCGCTTCCGCTTTGTTTATCTCCAATTGACCTATGTCAATTCGGGCCAGATGAACAGCCAGTTGCTGTTCGATTTCCCTCTCTGCTTTCGCCCGTGCTTCCTTATCCTCCGGCAGGAATCGGCCAATAATGTCGGAGACTACAGGGAAAATCTCAGGAAGAAGCGTGGCCAGCATTATTTTTCTTCCGTTTGTACCGGGTCACCAAGAATCCAGCCTAGTTTGTGTTCGCGCAGAAATTTACGTGCAGTCTCAATCGAAATAGCCCACGCCATATGAGTGATTGGCCCGGAAGCCCAACTCGCACTAATTTTAGCCGGGACCCCTATGAGTTCAAATTGCCGACGCTTCTTTGACCAGCGGTAGGCTGCGCCGCCCGAGTTTCCGAAAATTAAATTGCACGTCAGTAGTGAATACTTCGACTCTTCTCCCTTGACTTCAGCGTCCAGAAAACCAACTGCGCCGTTTGTCATAAACGGAGGGTTGCCGAGACCTGCACCGACACAGGCAATTTCATCGCCCAGATAAATCGGGGCCTTCTCGGGAATAAATCTGGCGACGTGCTCTATCGCCGTCTCCGTGTTCCTCGTCCGCAACAACGCTAAATCGTATGGGGTGCTGTAAGCCACAATATCAGCCCGTTGCCCACGGGTTCCGATATTGCGGGATAATCTGTTGTACTCAAACCATACCGCCTTAACAGTGTCCCGGGTTTCAATGTCAATTTTCTCGGGCTCCTCGCATTTTGGCGGTCCACTGCACCACACCTGGGTGATTTCAATACTGTTCTCGACAACGTGATGATTGGTCAAGATGTATGTGTGGATCTCGCCCTCATGCTCGCCGGAAAAAATAACCGTGCCGGAACCGGAACTAGACCCAAGACCGCTTTGCACAAGCACCACGGGGTAAATCATCTGCTCGTGTCGAGTTTTTGCGGTTGGATCTGCCGCCATCGGCGTAGTAAACGCCAGCAGGATAATCATCGCCGCCACGAGAATCTTCATGTCAAATGAGGCCTTTCTCCTTGAGAATGAAAGCTCCAATGCCAACAATCATTCCGGCGAGAACTACCCAGAAATTATTGGCAATCACGCCCGCACCAACAACCCCCAGACCAATAGCAGCATACGTGGAAGGCTCACGCATACGTCCCAGAACCCACTTTTTCATGGAAGACTCCTAATAATATTGTCGAACTCGTGGTGAATAAACAGGGTCGTCTTCTTCTTCATCACTGTCAAGACGAACAAAACCCCCTTTACGATATCTAATGAGAGCCATCGACATGGAATCACAGTAATCGTCATACTCCCCGTTCGGAAACGCCGCACACTCCTCAATAACCTCCTCGGAAAACCTGCGTTCCGGCGCCCAGACCTTCCCTGACTCAAACATCGGTGCCACCATGTGCATACGTGTATGCTTGTCGTTGCCCTTCGACGGCGTGTAGTTCACCACGGGAATACCCATCGTGCGCAATTCGTCCGTAAGCGGTGTCCCACTGGCCTTGGCCTCAATCAACACCATGTCCGGCTCCCAGTAATTATACTCCTCCAGTGCATTAGCCTTCAATTCCGGAAAATCCCAGCGCCCGCGCTTCGCATCCATGAGTATCAAATTGTCCGGACCACCCTCCTGGGGCTCGAATACACCCCAAGTGGTAATGGCCGAATAATCCGCCGTCTCCTTCTTCGAAAACGCCGTATCATAACTCTGCAGAATGTAACTGACAGGAGGTATGGAATCCTTCTCCCACTTATTCCACCACTCCTTCTTGATAATCGCCCCCTCTTCCGCCGTGGGATTCTGCTGCCACTGCGCATTCCACTTGCTCAAAGACAACGAAGCCTTGACCTTGAGCAACTCGTCCTTGTTCCAGAATTCCGGCCAAAGGATGTTGCCACTCGGTAAAATAGCCGGAAATTCCACCAGATCCCACTGATCCGCCATCACGTCCGACGCCTGCGAGCGCATCAACTTGCCCGTCAAATCCTTCAATGACCACCGCGTCATCACAATGACAATCGATCCACCAGGCTGAAGCCGCTGGCGGGGACCGGAGGTATACCACTCGTAGGCATTCTCCATCGCACTGTCCGATAGCGCATCCTGCTCCGAATGCGGATCGTCAATAATCAGCAAATCAGCACCGCGGCCCGTAATGGCACCACCCACACCAGCCGCGTAATACTCACCACCCTGCCCCGTCTCCCAACGACCCGCCGCCTTCGAATCAGCCCTTAACTCAACCTCCGGAAATATCTCCTGGTAAATCTCCGTCCCCATTAAATTCCGTACCTTGCGGCCAAACCGCACAGCCAACTCAGCCGTATGCGTCGTCTGTATAATCTTTAACTCCGGAGTACGGCCAATTAACCACGCCGGCAACAAATAACTCGCAAATTCCGACTTGGTATGACGCGGCGGCATGTTGACAATAATCCGTGAACCGGGACTCACCGCCAGTTTCTCGAACTGCTCCGCTACCTGCTTGTGATGGGACCCCTCTATAAACCCGTCATACACATGCTTGGCAAACACCATAAAAGAATCCCGCGCACGATCCCGTATCGACAGCTTCCTGCGAGCCTCCTCCAAAGCCAGTATTTCCCGAACTACCTCGTCAGGCGCATTTAGCACGTTTCCACTCCAGATATTGCGCGGCCTCCTGGACATTCGCAAAGCATACAATAAACGCTGTCTCGGCTTCCGCCAGCGGATCCACTACCGCCGTAATCGCCTCGCCATACTGCTGCTGACCATGACCCAGTTTCTCCGCATACTGATCCGCGGTCTTGTAACCCCGTGCCCGCGCCGTCCAGTAAACCCTGTTCGTCCACTCATCCTCATGTTGAGCCAACGCCCAGTGATGACGGTGACCGGAAATATACAAGGAAGCCTCCTGGGTAAACTTGGCACGCTTCTGCTGCGCATGTAACGGATTCCACTGACTGTGCCCCGGCATGTCATGCGCCGCCCAAACCCGTAAAGAACGACCCTTCGGAAAACAAAACTCTATCCGAGCCTGCCAGTCAGCCGTCAGTGTACCAGGAACCTTGAGCCACTCAAGAGGATCCACATCATTCGGCAACCATAAATCATGGTTGCCCTTGATCAGTAAACACCAGTCCGTCGCCCGCAATAACCACTGTACCAATTGCCAGCCCTGACGGCCTGAAGTCTCCTGAGAGGCCCATAACGAAGCTAAACGACCCACCCAGTTGTTGCTCGCATCACCCAAAGATGCCGCATACATACCCTCCGTATCATTGATAGTAGCCAAATCCTCCCGTAACCGGGGCCAGTTGCAGCCATTGTCATCAACATGCGGGTCCCCCAAGAAACTTATCGCCAGGGGACCCGGCTCGTGAAACCTGACCGGGACCCACACCCGCTCCTGTAATGCCCGTTGGCGCGTCTCGTAACGCCTCGTTACATGGTCCACCAACTCCTCTATCGGCATGTCAGGAGAAGCCAGCGAAACCGGAACATGAGACACATCACGCTCCCAGGGAACCACATACCCCTCTTCACGGGCCTTGTTCAAACGACGATAATAAGTGCGGTAGCTTATGTCCAGATAATCTATAACACTCTTGACTACAGAAGGAACCCCAGTACCCCGGTCCGCTGACGTCGGAGAAGGATTCCCGTTTCTGTAAAAAGCCTCTACGGTCTCCGTAAACTTCCTGGTACGATCATCCACCTGTGCACCCCTCGCAGTTTTGAAAAAGAATATAATACCAAAGGATAAAATATATGAGCGATATAATATACTTAAAAGATAAAGCCGATAAAACCCAAGAACTCGAATGCCTCAACTGCGGCGCCACCACCTTCTATATCTTCCCGGATTCCATCGTTACCTGTCAAAAATGCAAGTTCCACATGGAACTCGGTGTATTCGGAGCCCTGTACCTGTCCGATCCCTCCAACGGAAATTAACCACGGTTATATGTTCAAAAGCCTACTTCTACTCGTCCTCTACACGAAGGCGGGCGGCGCCCGCCTGTGGCGGTCCGGCGTTGGAAGCGGCGCCGGCGCTAGCGGGTTGTCGGAACCTTATTATTCGGCGCAGATCGATCGGTTCGTCGCATTGCCTGGCGCCCGGTCGACGGC